CTTCTAGTTCATCCATTTTATATGAATTCAAAAGAGTTTCACCTAGTCTTTTTCGATAAAGTTTAGAACGTTTTGTACCAAGCAATGTAGCAACAGGGAAATTAACTTTAGAGATACCTTTAGCTTCTTTTTCTGAAGTTAAAAGATACTTACGTTTAATAGGATCTGATGTTCGCAAAGCATATCGATTTTTACGCTTTCCCCACTTCATCCCTCGTATGCCGTGATGTTGTAGTTCATTTTGATTTCCTTGAACTGAAACAAGAGCAGCTTGATAATCGAAAGTCGCAGATTGTTGGATATTGTTCTTACGTTTCTTACTCTTGTAGTAAGATTCATTTTGAGCTTCCAAATCTTTAGTACGACTAGCGTTACGACGACGAACAGACTCACTAGCAGATTTGTTAGACTCGTACATGTTCTCCATCTTACGTGTGTTATTCTCTTCGAGTTTAGAACCTTTGTTTCGAGAACCAATTCGTTTATTCTCTGCTTCAAGGTCTTTAACACGTTGATTCCACTCGTTGTACTGTTTAGAATTCTTACGACGCTCATCAGGAGATTTAGACATGTGGTTTTTCATCTTACCCTTGTATTTACGAATAAGAGCATCATTACCAGACTTCATGTCACCGTTACGGAATTTCTCACGAGTGTTTTCGCCGATAGCATCACGAGAACGATTCTTATCAGATTTCTGTTTAGCTTTAATATCTCTACGTGTTTCGTTACGTTTAATTTTAGCTACAGACTCTTCAGCTTTCTTACGTGTCTTGTTACGTTTTTCACGCTTATCCATAGCTTTACCACGAGCGTTGTCAATCTTACGCATTTTATCTTTTTCAGATTTAGCTGCTTTACGATTGCGTTTCTCGCGTTTGTCCATGGCTTTACCACGTTTTTCGTCAAGCTTCTGAGATTCAGATTTCTTGTACTTACCTTGACCGTATCGTCTATCAAGCTTGTCTTGAATACGGGCTACAAGTTTCTTATCGATTTTACGCTTCTTATATCCAGCAGCCGCCAAAGCTTTATCGCCAGATTTCTTACCAAGAGTACCAGTTGTTGTTTTAGAAGTAGTAGGGAATACAGTCTTCTTAGCAACTCGGATAAGATTACTTGCTGTCTTAGAAACAGCTTTAGCTGTAGGGCGAACCATATTGGATGCTGTTTTGGCTGCTGAACTTACAGTCTTCTCAGACTTCTTGTACAAGTCACCAAACATGTCCATAACAGAACGTCCAGCACGACGAGCTTCGCTTACACGACGTTTAGCCTCTTCAGACCATTTGCCGCCATGAAGGAGAATCTCGTTGTTAGGGTCAATATCTCTTACTGACCATTCTTGTTTCTCCATTATTACCTCCTAATAGGATTACCTGCTTCATCAACAGGATTGCCCTGATAATCTACGTAGTTACCGTTCTCATCTTGATAGACATACTGACTAGGGTCATCTTCACCCATACCAGTGTCAGCTTCTTGTCCAGCAGTCGCAATACCGCCCATTTGGTTACCATCCGCAATATTACGATTGTAAAGCTGGTCAGCCAATGGGTTAGGGTGAGGTTCTTTACCAATAAATTGACGAATCTCATTAGGTGTAAGAATTGCATTACGAGAGAACAAGTCTGCAGTATTAGCAAGTTGTTCAATAGGAAGAATCTTAAATGGGTCTCGATAGAACTGAACAACCTGTCCTTGAGTGCGAGCTGTTTTACTAATAAAAGCAACATTGACTGCATCCACAATAGCTTGTAGAATTGGATCAATTACTCGGTTATAATAAAGGTTAAGCTCTGCCCCAGATTGAGTACCATTAATAATGTTCTCAGTGATACCGATTTGGTTGTAGAAATCTTGCTTAAGTTTATTAATATCCTCAAGAGTATTGTTCTGAATGTTACCGCCAGTTGGAATGAATTTCTCATTGTTATCCAATGTAGCCAGACCATAAGTAGATTTACTCATCTCGGCTTCCAACTGTTTACGACGTCTATCCGCTTGTTTCTGATGATAGTCAGAATTTGTCTGATAAGGAAATTGGATAAAACCATTAATCTTACCAGCCGCGGCATTTCTGTCCTCAGAATTCATCAAGTTAATCTTTTGTTTCAAGAGTTGAAGCGTTTGGTTGCTATCTTGTAGAATGCCACTAAGTGGAGACTCGATGATAGCTACATCTTCTTTCTTGAGAGATTGTTCGAATTCTAATCCAGTGTCTTCGTTGTAATATCGCACCTTGACGCAGTCAGTAAACCATTGAGTAATTTTACCTACACGAACTGACTCGACGTCAAATGTCTTCTCACCATCCATGATTTTATCAGTAACGGTTGGAACAATAGCGATAACACCTTCATCTAGTAGAGACCACACCAAATCAATAATGAACGCTCGTCCGGTTTGGTCAATGTTCGCCTTGTAAGTAAGACAATCAATCAAACCAGATTTAATTTCATTTTGATTTTTTGTAAGTGCGTCAATCTTCAAGTGTTTGAACTCAACTGTAGATGCATCAATAGCAATACGGTTGATAATAGATTTAATCAAGTCACTACCATAAGAGGTGTTCATTGATTGAATGTACGAAGGAGAATGATATGTCGAAATCGATTGCCAATTGGAACCAGGTTCGACTGTGAAACTACCATTACCCATCGCGTTCGCAGACTCGTACGTTTTGTACGAATGTAGCAAAGTCGACATATGTTCACCTTTCTACATAAACATCTCTCTATTACGAGTCATCGCAACCCAGGCATCCATAAGAGCAGCCACGTTATCGATTTTCTCATCAGAGCGACGCTTATCTAATTTGTAGTTACCATTGTTATCCTGTAATGCTACAGAATTACCCATGGCGAATTTCATCAGCTCTTCGTCGAATATCAACATACGAGCCTCTGCAAGTGCTTTGATTTCACCCAATGGTACAGACTCAGTTTTAACACCTTGTCGTACTGTCTCAACACCATACTCACCGTTTTCCATACACCAACGGTCAACGAAAGCTCCAGCGTTGTAAGGGTCAAACCCGAATGACAGAACAGCCCAGTCATGCTCATGAATGTAATCACGAACATCTTCGTATACTGCCACCCAATCCAAGAGAGAACCAGGCATAATTACCAAAGTCCCTTCTTGTTGTAATTCGTCATATTTGTATCTTGTTGCTGAAGGGAGTTTACGGTACTTAGACTCTGATACATAAGACCTTGTCTTGATACCAAACCTCTCTCCGCCCAAAGGAAATACCCAAGTAAATGCCCAGAAGTCATCCCCTTGCGATGCGTCCATACCCATAGAACATGGCAGTTTATCATAGTTCTGATAAGCGTGTTTTTGGATCTCATCATAAGTAAAGAAGTAAGTGTAACCTTCAACAGGAATACCAAAACGCTTAGCAAGGATATCATTCCTTGTAGCAGGGTTGGCTTCAGCACGTTTAACGTCACGCATGTAAGCGTCATAGGATACAGTTACTCCAATATTAGGACTGGCTTTAATCCAGGCAGAAGGATCGTTCACTTCGTTCAAGTCATCTAGACGATAATACCAGATTGATGTATGAGGATCTTCGTATTCGCCTCGTAGGATTTTTAACAATTCCATTTTGATTGAGTCACCTACAGAGTCACGAACCGTACCCTCGGAGGATACTGCCAGGATAATGTAATCATCTACACCACCCTTGGCTGCTGATTGTTCTAGTGCACCAATAACGTCCTCCTTAACATCACCAGAGAGCCACTCATCGACAGTACAATACTTAGCACGAGAACCTTGTAGTTTATCAATACGCATTGGTCTGATTTCGACGTACGAATTGGTAATCTTGTTCTCAATACCCTTCTTAGTTGATGCCAACTTAGCTTGTGTATACTGTGATCGTGACTTGTTAGAACCATCAGTCAATACAGAAAACAACGGACCACGAGACTTGGCAATGGCAGTTGAGAAAGGCATCATAACCTCTTCCGCTTGGGCCATTGTAGGAGCCGTTGTGATTTGTTGCGTTGTCTTTGTATCAGTTAATAGACCATATGCTTGGATAGTTGTCTCGTAAAGTGATTTTGAATTACCACGAGCGATAATCAAATACTGTTTGTTACGAAGACGTCGCTTCTTGCGAACTGTAATTCGACGACCAGTAGCTGGGTCGATTGTGTCTTCCTCCGAATAGTAGTACCACGACAACAAATCTTCAGCCCACATCTTAAATGTTGGGAGAAGTGTCAAATCGGTACCATCGGTTAGAGTCAGCTCAGCTTCGCAGAAACGCACATATCCGTCAATGGCGTTTGGGTCGTAGAAATACTCAGGATTAGCGATATCATCATCAATCCTGTTCATTTGGAGTGAGATGTTCTCGCATACTCTAGTCTCGCCTCTTAGAACTGAGTCGCGAAACTCGCCATAATATTTCGGGACCATAGTATTAGATAACATAAGTTACTCCGTTATTTGTTTTTCTTCTTCTTACCGTCGCCACCGCCGTTAATCTGCTTATTAAAGTCGCTATAGAAATTAGTAAATCCTTTAATCATATCATTTGTTGATTTAAGGTTTTCGTAAACATCTCTGTCTTGTTTATAGCGTTTAATATTGTTATGGTTACCAGTGTATGTATTATTGTCTTTATCGTATTTTACACCGTAGTTCTCAGGTGTAACTCCATTACGATAGAACATCTTTTCAAATCCATAATTGGCACCAGCGTTAAGACCAACGATAGCAGCAGTTGTAAGAATTTTCTTACGACGCTCTTTTTTAGCTTTTTCAGCTTGTTCACGTTCACGTTGTGGACCGTAAACTAAGGACTCGAATTCACGTTCAGCCTTGATACGTTTATTACGTTGTTCGATAGCTCTCGTACTCATACGGTCACGATGCTCATACTCGTAAATAAACTGATCTTCACGCATTCGGTCGTTAACTTTCTTAACATTACGTTTACGACGAGGGTCTTGGTGTTGCTGTGCGGCGATTTGGTCGTTAGGGTCTTTCTTGCGGAACTTACGTAGAATACCTCCTGTTTTAGGATTACGCATTGCTCCTGAAGAACCACTAAAACGACCTTTGCGTCTACCCCATTTCATACCCAGGATACCATAATGTAGAAGGTCTTCCTGAGATTGTTGTTGAGCAGAAATGAGGACTTCGTTGATAGAGTTAGTTTTCGCCATTCTCCACCTCCATTCTAATCCTCCATAGTAAATGCTCAAGCGATTTTTCTAAGATTGATTGTTGTTGTGATGGCGGTGGGTCAAACATCAACATGATATATTGGACGACATACTGTTTACCAGTTTCCAATAGATTTTCATTGTCGACATCTTTCCATTCCATTTTGACGTCTTTATCCCAATCACCAGTCCACTTAGGTTGTTCCATTACCAAACCATTTTGTTTGAGTGTAAGGAACGCTGTAGAGATTAGCGACTCGAGAGAGAGGACGTATTGTCCATCAACAACCAAATCTTTTGTCAACGATGGGGCTCGTTCGACAACATCTTGTAAAATAGATGACATTTAATTACCCCATAGAATTGTATCGCCTGGTGTTCTTTCGACATACTCTTCCTCTTTGGGTTTACCATAGTGAATTGTATTGTGTGTCGCAATAGAACAACAGATTAGGTTGTCTTTATCGAAGAGTTTCTCGACATTCCAATTCTCGATATCCTCCTCGAATAAAGGGTTAATATGGTGAACGATAATAGGTCCTTCGATTGGTAATCCTAAGATACCAAGGTCACAACCTAAATCTCGTTCGATGACTTCATCTCGCACGCGCATCCATTCACGCGACTTGTAGAAACGATTAGACATATGACGTGGAGAAGTAGCATTACCATCTAATAACATTAGATATTCTAGTCTAGCATTCCAGTCTTCCTTGTTGAGGGCTAGTTCTGCTGACATAACCTTCCATGAATTCTCCTTCAAGCCAATCGTCTCCTTCTTCCTTGTCGTGTGAAGGTAAATATCCAGCGAAAGCACGCATTGCCTCCATGTACGCCTCGTTAGACTTACGTTCAGAGTTGATAGCTTCAGTTTTAGCCTGGAGCATTTCGTTCTGTAGTCTTAAGTTTTCTTCTTTTAGTTGATTAGTAGGGGAAGCACGATTTAACCAAAACACAATTTCGGCTGAACTGGCTTCACCATTACGGAGACGCTCTTCGGATACTTGCATTGCGAGTGCTTGCATCTTCTTGTCGTATTGTTCAGGGGTCCGTCCCTGGAATTTTGGTTGTAGTGTTTCATCCATACTCTAGCTCCTATTCAGCGTCAGCTTCCTTGCTTGCAAGATAGACTTGTTCTACAGAGAATTCTGAGTTAGCAACAAAACCACCTTGTAGGAGTTCGATGAATTTACCATCAGCAGTTTCACGACCTTTGAACTGTGTACCTTCAGGAAGTACATCCTCACTTGTTGTGTCGTCTACTGGTGCTTTACGTACAATTACACCTGCTGGTGCAATCACTTTATAGTGATTATACATGGGTTTCTCCTTACTTTTAGTATAGTTTTTGAGACATACCTATCTCAACCACACACACTAGCCGTACCAACGACATAGAACCAGCATAATAAAACCCAAATTTAACTCAGAAGGAATGAAACGTACGGAGAAAGGATGAAACCCGTATTGTTTTTAACACAGTATTGCTTACATAGTGTGTTTAGACCTGTAAATATGGCTAGTG